ATAATCAATCTATGGAACTTTATGAACCAACTTTAGATGGATTTTGGTCAGAAAGTGATAATGGAGAACCAAGTTTCTTTATTATAAATGAAGCATTAATCTCTAAGTTGTGCATTTTAGGTGAGGATGTTGAACCTTGCTTTGAAGGTGCGCAAATCACAAGAGTGCAATTCTCATTTGATGAAGGGTTCCAGACAAAATTATTTAATATGATGGAGCAAGTCAAAAAGATGATTAAAGAAGGAGGTACAGATTCTGTGGAAGATGTAAAAGCACCAGAGATGGACGAACAGGTTGTAGAAGAACCTGAAATCGTTGAAGAAGAGGCTCCTGAAGTTGAAGAAGCTCCAGCAGTTGCTGAAGAAGAAGTAGCTCCAGAAGAGGCTCAGCCTGAGCAGGTAGACGAGCAGCCTGAACAGGAAATTGAGGACAAAAAAATTGAATATAATCTTGAAGAAGTTCAAGAATATATAGAATTACAGTCTAAGTATGAAGATTTAGAAACAAAGTATAATAACATGAAAGCTGAATATGAGAAGCTTGTAGAGTTCAAGAAAGTTGCTGATCGCAAGGAAAAGCAAGAAATGATTGATCGTTTCTATATGCTCACAGATGAAGAAAAGAAAGATGTTATTGATAATATTGATTCTTATTCAGTTGATGATATTGAAGCTAAGCTTTCTGTAATTTGTGTTCGTAACAAGGTAAGTTTTGATCTTGATGATGAAAAAAATGAAAAGCCAACAAATACTTTCAACTTACTAAATGATGGGATTGTTGACGATATGGTACCTTCATGGATTAAAGCGGCTCTCGCTACGAAAAGAGAAATGGAATAATATAGGAGGAAGACAAGAATGGCTAAAACAAAATTAAGTCCTAGTGCCACATATGTCACTCGCGGTTATGGTCAGGTAGAGCCTAATCATCTATCTGCTCAGAAGACAGGCCAGATTTATGCTCAGTTACCTGCAGCAGCAACTATTGACCTTCTTGAAAATGGCCAGTTTGCTACATATGATTATGCTGCAGGAGTTGTTGACTTCGCAGGACCTGGCGAGTGGATGATGGTTTTTAATGAAATTAAATTATATCGTGATTTTGAGCAGGATTGTGATTTCGCAATGAAGAAGGAAGATTATCTTGCTCGTATTTACAGCCCAATTGATGGAACTCAGCAGCTAACTGATTGGCAAGCACGTTTCTACGGAGCATTGGATTCTACTGGTGCCGCTAACGCTGAACGCGTTACAACCCCAGCCTCCCCTTATGAAGTAGATTCTACTGAAGACCCATTCCACGTAAATCTTGGATATACAGTTCCAAAGGCAATGCCAGAAGGAACAAGAATGGTTCCACGTTTATTTAAGATTAATGTTGGCGATATTTGGACAACAAATACAATTAAAGCTGCACCTGGTAGTTTAAGTGTTGGACAATTCTTAACTCCAGATACAGATGGTTATCTAAAAGTTGGTCAGGGCGCTGATGAACTTCACCCAACAATGCAGATTGTTAAGGTTTACACAATGCCTGACATGCAGCCAGGTGTTAAGGTTATGCGCGTTAAGTAATATGAAAGGAGAATAGGAAGATGCTTGATAAGAAAAATTTTGTAACATTAGCTAAAGCTGTGGCTAAGGCCGATCCTAAAGCTCCTAAGGCGTATAGCTATAACGGACAGGATTTCAGCTATGCTGAATTAAATGAAACTCTTAGAAAAGAGTTCCAAGAGATTGCTGGAACATACCAGCTTTATCGTGAAAATAAGAACCTTGTATTCTCTATTATTGAAGAAACATTAACAGACGTTCTTCCTCAGAGAGTGGTTCAGAACTATGGACAGTTCGCAGAAGTTAGAACTTTTGCGCAGGGTGATAAACCTATATTCCGTAGAAGAATTGATGGCACAAATCGTGCTAAGCAGTTCATTACAAGAGTAGGTCTTGCTGGTAACTACGAAGTCTTCAAGCTTGCTAAGAGTTCTGAAAGCTTTGAAGTTCCTACAAGTGCTATTGGCGGAGCTGCACAGATCGGATTTGAAGAATTCCTTGATGGTCGTGTTGATTTTGCTGAACTTGTTAATATCGTCATGGAAGGTATGGATGACCTTGTTTATGAGGAAATTGGTAAGGCTCTTGAAGGTGCTATTAATCAGTTACCCGCTATGAACCGCGTTATTGCCAACGGCTTTGATGTAGCTAAGTTTGATGAATTAGTTCGTATGGCTGAAAGCTATGGTAATGTAACTATTTTCTGCACAAACGAATTTGCAGTTAAGATGATTCCTCAGGAAGCTTGGAGATATACAGAAGCAATGAAGGACGAACTTTACAGAACAGGTCGTCTAAGCGGATATCGTGATAAGAACGTTGTTATTCTTCCAAATGCTTATAAGGATATTCTTAGCGGAAAAGAAAAGGTTATTGATCCTTCTTACTGCTGGATTATTCCATCTGGCGCAGACATGAAACCAGTTAAGGTCGCATTTGAAGGCGAAACATTAGTTGATGAGCGTGCAAATCGTGACTGGAGCCGTGAAATTCAGGTTTACAAGAAGGTTGGCGTTATCTGCATGATGAACAACGCTATCTGTGTTTATAAGGACACATCTCTCTCTAAGGAAGGTGCATTCCAGTTAGCAGATACAGTTCAGAATGTTGTTGTTGTAGATGACGGCGCTACACAGAGTATCTAATAATAAATTAAGATAGAGGGGAGTTAGGGGTAAATCCCCACTCCCCTTATTTTCATTAAATGGAGAAAAAGGAGATATTTGATAAAATGGCAGATTATGTAATGGTTGAAAATAGAAGCGCTGGAACAATTGTATATAATATTCCAGAAAGACAAATTCGTAGAGAATTGGCTCCTAGACAGGCTATTAGAGTACCTAAGGATGAGATTGAAGCTCTAGCTTATACTGCTGGAGGAATGAACTTAATCAGAAACCACTTACTGGTAAAGGATGAAGAGATTCTTGATGAATTAAAAGTTCATAGAGAACCTGAATACTATTGGAATGCTGATAAAGTTGCAGCTTTAATAAAAACTGGTACTTTAGATGAATTTTTAGACGCGTTAGACTTTGCGCCAGAAGGCGTTATTGATATGATAAAAGACCTTAGTGTTCAGTTACCTTTGAATGATTTTAGTAAACGTCAAGCATTAACTGAAAAAACTGGTTTTGATATCAACGCAGCAATTGAGCATGACAGAGAGAATAAGGCTTCTGAAGATGATGAGCCAGTTTCTCAGCAAGAAGAAAAGAAAGTCAGAAGAGCTCAGCCTGCTCAAAAGCGCAGAGTAATTAAGAAAACTGCAGAATAGTAATAACAAAGAAAGGAGAATATATTATGGGAACGCAGTTCACAGATATATATAATCGCTTTCTTGGAAAAATCACAGATGACATGTACATGGAATTAACTCCAGAAGACACAATTAGGGACTTAAGGTCCCTTTTAATTGATGCGATTCCTGGGTTTGAGTTTCCTCGTAAGATTTTAGATGACTACTCTATTGAAACCTTAGTAAAAAAAGAAGATGAGGTAGTAGAAGGGGAATTTGTTATCGGTGTTGTGTGAAACACTCCTGATGCCGAGGAAGACAAAGGTGTTCCAGATGTATATGTTGAACGCTCGCATTTTAATGCAGATTTAACGAGTGAAGAGATTAATATTCTTGCCTTATTAATGATGTGTGCTTGGTTACAGCGACAAGTTACATCTATTGAAAATACTCGCATGAAGTATAGCGGTTCAGATTTTAAAATGACCTCACAAGCGAATCATCTTGCCAAATTATTAAATTTATTAACCGAATGTCAAAGACAATCTTTCCATATGCAACGTTTGTATAAACGTAGACGCATTAATGGCGAAGGGTATATCGAATCTAACTGGGATGTATTTAGGCATGGAATCTACGGTGACTACAAAGTATAACTTTGAAATACCTGTAGAGAGTCTTAAGTCAAATGTAAACAGACTTACAAACCAGTTATGAAAATTAATACCAATGAGAGAAAATGAAGAAGATTGAGAAGAACAGTTAAATAGCGTTATCGTTGAAATTTCTGGATTAGGAGAAATATTTAATTCTAATGAAAAATTTTTAGTTTTATTAAGTAAGCTTGAAGGATTAAAAATTGCAGAAGTTAAATTTACAACGTATAGAAAAACTGTATTCGAATCAATTTCTTTGTTAAGGGAGATTTTAAATGACTAATTCTCAATTTAGTGGAATAAATTTAATGGCAAATAGATTGAATTTGCGCGGAGGGCAACCGCAGCAAAACCGCATGATTAAGGATAAAAGATGGACTCTTGATCATGCGACAAAATACTCGTATCAGGCCGCAAAAATTCGGCATACTGATTCAGAGGACAAAGAAGAAGCTCCATCTTTAATAAATCCTGATAAAACAAAACAGGATTATGATGATAAAGTTGTTTCTGTTGGATATGAATATGATTATAAGCCAGGAGATGTTTTTGATTGAATGAATACTGGCAGTAAATGAATTATTTATTTACAAGATTTAACTGAGTTGGCTTACTTTAGAGGAGAAATTAGACGTTGTAATTATACTGTTTCTTGACTCGATGAAGAAGGCAAAAAATATACTCAGTATTTAGCAGTAAGAGGTCCAGTAGAGACAAAAATTAATTATATTCAAAAAAGTGGAATAAGCGTTGATGAACCAAACCATTCTTTAAATATTCTTATGACAAAAACTCCAGAAGCGTTAAAATATTTTAGACGTTATGCTAAGTTTTATTTAAAGGGTATTGAAGAGAGTGATAAAAATATTTGTTGGCGAGTTGAAGCTAATGATAGTATTAGTATGCCCGGTATTCTTCAAGTTGTTGCTGTCGAATATTTTGCGAATGAAACAAAAGATGATATTGACAACTATTTAGTAGATGGATTGGTTGTAGAACCTGTTGATCCAAATGATGAAGGAGGTACTGGTAATTTGATTCAAGGTGACGTATTTATTAGGCCAAAAATTGAATATAAGTATTATTATAGAGGTTGAGAAACTGCGGAATGGTCAATTGAAGGGAATCCTCCAGTTGAAATAGTTTGCCAAAAAGGTAAAAGAATTACTCTTAAATGAACTTCTAATTATCATGGACAGTTTGTTTTAAAATATGGTGATTCAAGAAAAACCATTGTAGCAGAATCTTTATTCTAAAGGAGAAAATGGAGTATTATGATAATTAAGAACTATACAATACCGCATTCTTCATTTATGGCGGTTGAAAAGGATTTAGATATCATTACAACTTGAATAATGAAGAATAAAAATTTGTGTAAAATGTTATATTACACAGACAGAGATGCATTGGATAGGCCAGCTCTAACCGAAGAGCAGCGATTGGGTATGTTTGGAAAACAAATTAAGATTGTCCCAAAAATTTACGTAGATGGTAGCGTATTGGCGTATATTATTATTAGTTTTGATAATTTTACTCCAAGTTCTAATCCAGAATTTAGAGACAATATAATTACTTTTGATATTATTTGCCATTTTGATCAATGGCATTTAAAAGATTTCCAATTACGCCCTTATCGTATTGCCGCAGAAATAGATTCAATGTTTAATGAACAACACTTAACAGGAATTGGTGAATTACATTTCATGGGTGCCAGTCAGATTATTCTTAATGATGAATTTGCTGGACTTACTTTAATGTATCAAGCCATTCATGGCGGAGAGGACAAGAAGAAAACTCCAAATCCTGCTGATGAAGAGCGTTTTAAAGCAGATTTTGATGAATTGTTCGAACAAGGCATTAGAGAAGAATAATGAAAGATATAGATCTAGCATTATTTACTGGAGTTGATATTCCAGTTCCAGAATGCCAGATTGTTGTTCATCAACCAACTATTAAAGAAATTTCAATGGTTGGCGAAAAACAATTTTTATCTGGTACGCAAGTATTGTGTATAGATAAAGATGATTTTAGGCAGGGCGAAAATAATTTATCCAATACTCCTAATTTTCAAATATTTATGACGATAATGGGCGCAAAAGAA